ATCTAAGTGAAGATGTATCTAATGCGGATATAAAACAATTTGAAAACAAATGGTTGGCTAAACTAAAACCTATGGGATTAACTGCCTTTGAGTTTTCAAGTCATATGGGTAAGAAAGATTTTAGAATCAATCACCCAAGAAATGTTCCACCTATTACGGCTGATGAGTTGGATTTTGTGATGACCGCTTTTGTCAGTAAAATGGGTGCTACATTAAAGAAAGATATTCAAAATGTAGCTAACCATACAGCTAAAAAGAAAGGTATAAACAAACAAGACATACCCGATAATAATATCGAATATACGATTATCAGTAAAAGTACTAAAATAAATTTAGCTATCGCTTTAAAGCAAGATTGGAAACAGAAAGGAACGGCTGTTATTGTTCCTATCACTATTCAGAGAAAAAAGGGATGGAAAACAAAACAAGGCGTTGAAGTCATAGTCGAAAGGAGAGTAATATGAATTTAATAGAAAAGTATTTAGGTGAATCTAAAATACCTTCTTTTAGTGAATATGTTAATAGTAGTGATGAATTTAAGAAAGCTACTGGCAATTTTGATATTGCTGCTGATAAAATGGGAAAAGGAAAATGGGGGGATATAACGAGATTTTCTGGAAAATCAGCGGGAAATAGAATAGAAAAATTCCATGCATCAGCAAAAAGAAAACAAAAAATATTGGATAAACTTAAAAAAGAATATGAAAAAAAATATAACACAAAAGTAGATTTTAGAGACATGATGGAGTTTTTATAAAAAGGAGATTTTTATAAAAAGGAGAGTAATATGAATTTAGTAGAAAAGTATTTAGGAGAAGCAGCACCGAAAGCTGCCAACTTGAAATTTGGTGACCAAGTAGAACAGAATAGCAAAGCAAGAAAAGGAACTGGTAAAGCAAAAATCGATGCTTCTATTTGGTCATGGGCTGATAAGAAATTTGGAGGTAAGGGTGAGTATTCAATCACCAATCAATCAGCAGCAATTCAAAAACAAGAAATCCAAATTCATAAGGCAAAAGGCAGTATGGGAAGTATAGGAATAACCATCAAACCATTTGGAGACTATATTATTGTTTTAAATGATAAAGGTGGTGGTATGACTAAAGCAGATAAGAAATTCTTTAAGGTATAATAATGAAAACATACTTCTTTTTTAATGTGTTTAGAAAAACGATCATACAGTTTTTCGATGCATTCAACGATATAAAAATTGCAAGATATTCAAACGATGGGAGAACTATCGATAGATGGATTACTGTACCCATCAAACATAGTGTGAAAGAGAAGGTATATTATTGGCTAAATGAACGTAAAGATGACGAAATGTTGCCAATGATAACAGCATATATTAGTGCTATTGATTATGCCGTAGATAGAAAGGTAAACAGTTTCCATGCATTTACGGCTGATTGTAGTGATGTAGATGGAAGTGTATCTGGAAAATCATCCGTTTCACAATATTTACATCCATGTCCATATAACTTGACTTTCACAATGAACATATGGGCATTGCATATGACAGATGTAGATCAAATTATGGAACAAATTTTACCGTTTTTCTGTCCACATATTTTCGTAAGGATCAAACTGGATGATCTTAATTTACAACCCAATACCGTAAATAATCTTGGTATAGAATTTGATGCCAAAATAATATTCCGATCAGCAACACCAGAAGTATCTCATGAAATGGCTGATTTGGAATATAGGGTTCTAAACTATACATTGGATTTTGAGGTTCAATCTTGGTTCTTTAAACCAACAACAGATGTTGGTCTTATTGAAAATATTTATGGTAGTTATTTTACCGATGCTCAGTCATTTAGTAACTATGTTAATAATACTACATCAACATTTACTTCTGGTGCATCAGGTGGAATCACATATCAAATTAAAGGTAGCATACCATCAGGTGGTAGTATTGATGATCCAGTAATACAATACAATTTATTTGAACCATATGGATCATCAAGTCCAAGTGGTTCATTTACAGCAACCACACCACCATATAATCAGAGGATAATTACGCCATGAGATTTAAGAATTTTTTAATAGAAAAGGCAATGTCATTTGATACAGCATTGAAAGTTTTTGGTATAACGGCTGATGAACTAATAGATAAAATGACTCTAAAACGAACGTACAGGCGATTAGCAATGCAACACCATCCTGATAAGGGTGGTAGTATAGAAATGACTAAAGACATCAATAACGCCTATGAGATTTTGTCTAAAGCTAGTGAAAAAGAGATAGAAGCTAAATCTAGCCTATCAAAATGGAAAGAACATGACAAAAAATCAAAAGAAGTCGCTGAACAAATCAAACAAGCATTGCTAAGTGATTTTCAACCTGAATTATATCAGTCATATTTCAGAGAACATAGTGGTTATGATTTCCAATATGAAATAACAAAATCAAATAAACAATGGCCGGGATTTGAAGTTGAATTTTTTACTAAGGATCGTAAAACTGTATTTTCTTTGAAAGTAAGTGCAAGTATTACAGATATAATGAGAGGTGGTTTGGGTGGTGGTGGTTTATCTTATACCGTATATACAGAAGCATATGGTTTACATTTAAAGAAAAAACAGAAAATGTCTAAGAGTGATTGGGGATTCACTAACGATCATTCATTCCTAAAGAAACCTGAAAAGATATTTCCAACGAAAAAAATGAAGGATATCTTTAGTGGAAAAACCAGTAAACGTAAATTCAGCAAAAGGGATATGGAAACTTTCTTGAAATCAAAACTTAAAACTGAATTGGATTATAATGGTGGACAAACATGGGCATGGATTCCAATTGGAGAAGATTATTTTTTATGTGTTTATAGATCGGTATTTATGCGACAAGGAACATGGAACGTCAATGGTATATATCAACAAAAAAGTAAATACACTAAATCAAAAGTATCACAACCAAAGTTTGTATCATTTTTAGAAGAAGAACAAACAGCAGAAATATTCGATAAAATCCAAAAAGAGGCTATGAAAGCTAAAGGTGATGCTAAAATCAAGAAGACAGAAATGTTAATAAAACAAGCATATGAAGCGTATATGAAATCAAAGGGGCTATGAAATGAAATTTAAAGACTATATAAATGAATTTGATAAGAAAAAAATAGACCGTATGATTGCAAAAGATTTAGCTCAAAGAGATAAAGGTGCAGTTAAACATCTACTTAATATAGGAGATAGAGTAGAAGGAAAATATATTGATGGGTCTAAATATGTTGGAACTATAACAAGCAGAAGATTCAATACAATGAATCAAGATATAATGGAGTATTCCGTAGAAGTAGATGAACCAATAAAGGTTTATGGTAGCTATAGAGATAACATAATAATAAGTGTTAATGTAATAAAGAAAAAAGCAGAAAAAAATGCAACTATAAAACCATCGAAAAAGAAAAGAACTACTTCTAATAAGAACGCTATATTTAATAAGAAATTAAAAGAATTAAAAAACGACTTAAAAAGAATACCTGAAGTGTTTGGTACAGGTCCAAAAGCAGATGCAGCAAGAAAAGACATAGAAGATGAAATTCGTAAATTAAGTAAGTTAAGGTAATGAATGATAGTATGTAATAATTCAAATTTGAATAACTTTGATAAAGCTACGCCAACAAATTATCAATTAGTTTTTCCAAAGATACCTACAGAAAGCACAATTACTGCTAATAACCCATTCGTAATGAATATATTTTCAGCAGTAATACCATCTATTTCTATTGGTATAAATGAGATGTTTTGGCAAGGCAACAAGGTAAGGTATGATCTAAACCCAATAGAATTTGATCAATGGTTGGTAAATTTTGTTGTAGATTCACGAATAATGAATTGGTCTTTGATATTCAAATGGATGAGTTATATCAATAATAATTGGAACAAGATTGCAGAATACCATAGTGAATATGCAGTTGATGTATCAATGGTAGTTACTGATAATTATGGTAATATGGTAATGGAAATAATTTTTGTAGATATATGGCCTAGTATGCTTGGTGAAATATCATTTTCTCAAAGAGAAGGTGATGTTATTTTGGAAAGCGTAATCAACTTTAATTATGATTATTTTTATGTAAGAGAGTAGTTTATGAGTATAGTATGTGGTACATCAAATTTAAATAGTTTTGATAAGGGAACACCCACTAATTATCAACTAATATTTCCATTGATACCTGATCAAACAAGTATCGGTGCAAATAATCCCTTCGTCATGAATATCCATACCGCTATGTTACCAGCAGTTAATTTGGCTACTGAAGAACTAAGATGGCAAGGTAATAAAACACGGCATGGAATGACACCTATGGAGTTCGATCCTTGGTTGGTAAGTTTTGTTGTAGATTCCCAATTAGCAAACTGGAAATTGCTTTTCGATTGGATGAGTTTTATTAACAATAATAACGATAAGATATCAGAATATCACAATCAATATTCAGTAGATTGCTCTTTGGTTGTAACAGACAATTATGGAAATTCTGTATTAGAAATAATATTTGTGGGTATTTGGCCTAGTACATTAACAGAGGTTTCCTTCTCTCAAAGAGAAGGGGATATACTTTTAGAAAGTTCCGTAACTTTCAATTATGATTATTTCTACATCAGGAATACAGATTGGCCTACTGAGTTTAGTTCATCATCAAGTTCTCAATCATCAAGTTGAACAAAAAGATAAAAAAATATAAATATATATGAATGATATAAAAGCTCAGATATTATATCTGAATATCTGAATAGGGGGAAAAGAATATGGCAATGTATTTAAGTCCTTTAGTGGATGTAAACGAAATTGATTTAAGCACAACTATTCCAGCAGTAGCAACATCTATTGGTGTTATTACGCTGAGAGATACATGGAAAGGTCCAGAATTAAAAAGACAATTAGTAAACGATGTCGATGAGTTGATTGATATCTTTGGTAGACCAGAGGAAGCTAATAGCAGAAATTTAGCAAATAAAACAAAACATGGTCAATCATATGAAGATATTATGGCAGCAGCAGGGTTTCTTCAATTTGGAAGTAATCTGTATTGTACAAGAGTTTTAGCTCCAAGTGCTACCTTCGCTGGTGCATATGGAACACTATCAACTGCATTATCAGCTACAGGTGTGGGTGATACACTTACTGCCTACACATCAGCAAACGGATATCAGCTAACAGATTTGGATTCACTTGATCCTGATGATTTCGGAGATGAAAGCACTACGTTTGATGCAGGTAGACCAGAAAACGGTTCTGATATGGCATTCATAGCTCAAAGTAGAGGGGATTGGGGTAACTATGTACAGATTGCTATTGTCG